CCAAGATAACCACCACCCATCGAATCCCAGCAGTCTGCTAGTATTCCGTACAGCACAAAACACTGCTGAACTAGGTCTGGAAAGTCACTAACTTCTACAGGTATTTCTTCTTCTATTGGCTCTTGTGCCAACATTTCACACATTTCAAAGTAAGCGTCCTTTGTCATGCGTACATCCGAATTTTGAAAATACCTGCGAAGCTGTTCGCGTATGTTGGTTACTTGCTGGCTGAAAAGTTTCCCAGGTCTGTTACCTGTTCACTTACAAAACTGTCAAAGTTTGTGGAGTTCTTCATTAAGTACAGTGCGTTTTCTTCTGAGTACTCAAGCTCTGCTTCTGCATCTTGACCAGTTAAGTCAACTGGCGCTAGTTGTTCCAAGTACTTGAGCTTTAGTCCGCCCCAACCTTTGATGGCGCTTTTAACATATAGTTCCAGGAACAGCTCGTCGTTTAGTTCTTCAACTGGTTGACGGTTCTTGAAACTTGTTTTAGTAGACTTTTTACGAATGCTTTGCAGCGTTTCGCGGCTTAGGAAAGCAACCTGAATTTTAAAATCTGGCATCCCTGGGTATTCTACCTCTAGAGATTTTGAAGGAACTAACAGGGTTTTTAATGAAATTGACATATTATGTAATATTTATGGTTATCAAACAAAGAAAAAAGCGGTACCGGGGATCAGCCGGTACCTTGAAATTAACGCAAATTAAGTTGCGTTAGTTGTGAAGTAACGAACTTCTAGTTCGTTTGCTACACCAATATCAAATGCTCCAGTTGCGGAACCTTGAGCTGTAAAGTTAATTGTTGTACTAACAACCTGCTCAGTTGAAACTGTTGGAATTGTTAACACAGCTGCTGGCATTTCGAATTCAACGCGAGTTGCGTTTGAAATACCACCCACTTCAAACTGCACAGAGAATGCTGGGTCAACATCAGTTGTAGAACCTGCTAGCAAGTCAGCTAGTAGACCCGCTGTGTTTGAGGCACCTGCACGTAGGTAGGCGTTTAGACTTCCAGTAATAGCACGAGTACCTGTAAAGTAGGTAAACGGACGGTTAACAACACCCAAGTTAGCTGGTGTTAAGTATGTTAGGTTGTTGGCAATTGTTAGCGAACCACCAGTAATAGCTACGTTGAAAGTAGCACCAGTTCCGTCGATATCTTTTTTGAGTGTTAGAGTGCTCAACTTGTTGGCAATAAACGGTGCAGTAGTATTCTTGCCTTTGGCACTTCCGGTCAAGCCGCCACCAAAAGTAACTGTTGTGCCTGTTGTAGCAGTTAAACCAGCTAGTTGACGTAGAATAGCACCACGACCAGTCCATGCAACCATGGCAATAGCGTCTAAGCCAAAGTCAACTGTTGCGGTGTCCAGGGCACAGTTATCAATAATATAGCTTACGCCGTCAATAACAATGATTAGTCCAAACTTTTGTAGTTGGTGTGATTGTGAGTTACCCGCAACCAATGTGGCTGATGTAGTACCTTCTACCCAAGCAGCATTTGTGCCACCAATTGAGTCTGTGGCAAACATTGCGTTCCATAGCACACTTTCTTCACAGGTAATGTTAACACCACCATCAGCAGGACGCATATAAGTTGACATTGAAAAGTCAACTGGCTCTAGTGCTGTGTTAAAGCTACGCTGGCCACGAACTGGTGCAGCACCGCCTTCGTTTAGTGTAACTGTTTCAGCTGTTGTGTTTTGTGAAAAACTGAAACCGTCCAAGACTTGGATTTCACGAGTGTTTGCTGGCAAAAATCCGCTAGCAGCTACTACGCCTGTTTCAGCATTTACGTTAGTCGTGAAGAATACGCGACTATTACGAATTAAATTAAATGACATATTTCATTTCCTTTTTTAGTTTGGCGTTGTAGTACATTAACTAGACTTTTATCTGTTGCAGGTACTGTAACGCAAGAGCTTACATTATGGCGTAACGCACTTGTAAGTTAATTTCACCGACTGCATAAGGTGCTAACAGCCCCTCGTCAGTAGTAATTGACTGAATCAATATTTCAGTAGTTTCGTAGTTTTTGTCCAGGTCGTATACTAACACACGGTTTGCATCTACGCAAGTTTCCACATCTTCTAGCAACTGTTCAAGTTCTAGTTGAGCTTCTTCGCCTCGGCAGTATACTTTGACTGCGATTCCCAGGTAACCCCAAGTAAATCCGCCTGGGTGATACTCGCGCATTTCTGATCCAGGTGTAAGATACACAGCAGGAAAATCTTCTACTTCGTCCCAGAATTTTAGCTTTGCATATGCATTGCCACTTAGGTTGACTTGGTAGGGAGTATTACCGTCAACCAGTTTTAGTTTGTCTGTGAGTGCTTTTATAATGGATGTTCTACGACTCATACGTTTACTGCCCTTAAACGGTTACCTACTTGGGTTGCTGCAATTTCACGAATTGACTTTGATATCAGCAGCTTAGGGTCACGTGACCTTGGGTACTGTTGCTGCCCGCCACCACTAAAAGTTGCATAAGGATTTTTCATGTATGAATAAAACGCAGTAATCATTCCTGCTCGGCTTTCGCTTAGGCGCTCTACTGTTGCGCTTTCTGCAAGTCTGCCAGTACGCAAGTTTAATACATCACGACGAGATCCATCGCCCATATTTTGTTTTACTCGCTGAACTAATGTTGCATCAAGTAAAGATTGTAGTTTTACTAGACTTGTGGCCCCTGTTGGTGGCTTAGTTTTTGGCTTACTTAGTTTAGGTAGCTTACTAGATTTTTTAGATATACCTGAAACTATTTGCTTTTTAACTTTTTCTTTAGTCGGTTTTGACGCTTTGCTTTTGCTGCTATACTTTTCAGCTGTTGTGCCTGTTAAAGCACTAACTAACGTATATTGTAAATATTCTAAGGCATTTGGAGATTTTTTATGGTTTAAAATATACCTAGCTAATCTTTTACTTATGAGACTATCAGCTTTAGTAAACGCAGAAGCTAGTTTTTCTAACACTGCTTTATTTACTCCACGCTTTTCTTTTGTTTCTAATACGCTTCCTCGTCTAGAGTTTATTAACGTATTCTCAAATTTTACAATGTTTCCACCTGCCGTAACAAATAATTTTAAAAACTCTTGACTAAAATCTTTGTCGATACTAATAAATACATCCGCTTGTCTAGTATCAGTTACAAAACTAGTAACAGCCTGTAGCGCAGCTTGTGCTGATATGGGCGATTTATCGCTTGCGGAATTCATAACTTCAAACATTATTGCAAGAGATTTTGGACTGTTAAAGTTTAATATCGCTTTTCCGTCCTCATCTACGTATCCTGCAGCAGTATGTCCATAAGCTAGTATCTTTCCTATAGAATCTAAGCTAGCTACTTCTGTACCTGTCTCTGCCTCGGCAATTGTTAATCCAATTTCTAAGTGGCGTCTTAGTAAAGAACCTAAATTTGCAAAGTTTGGAAATACAAATACATCTGCGTTAGTATTTGAAATGTCTGATAGCTTATATACTTTACTAAATAACTGCTGTACTCTACGAACTGTAGTGTTTTCAGATTGATCTTCTTTTAAAATATCAGCTAATTTTATTTGTAAAGTCTTATAAGAAATCACAGTTGCAGAACTTTGACTAAAACTTTTTATGCCGTATCTAATTGCAGACACAAGCATGTTTATTTCTTTATCAGAAAATTTATTAGTAGTATAATCTTTTTGTGTAGGCTGGTATGCCGAGTCAATGTAGGTTTTTAGAGCTTCGTCTATATCTTGATACTGCTTTAACTCGCCTTTAATGCTAGCATAGTCAACAATTAATGTAGTTGGAAAATTATTATCTACAATATCCCTAAAACCTAGAGTTTTTCTCTCATAAAGGCTAGTATCGGCTGTTTTTATATCATTGCCTATAATAGCTAACAATTCTTTTTCTAAGTTTTTAGCTATTGAAGGGCTTATAAATTCCGATATTTTAGCCATTATGTATAATCCGCCACATAAAAGTCTAAGACGCGTTTAATATGTGCAGGTAAGCTAGTAGTTGAAATGTATTCGATTTGCACCGCATTTGTGCCAGGTGCTTTAGTTGAATGAATAGCACCATCATTTTTGCGATAGTATGTAACCAAGTCTAGTACTGCCAAACGCAGGTCTTCTGGTACTGTTTCGTATCCAGCAAAATAACTTACCTTGTATCCATTGATCATTGGCTTAAATCCGCTGGGATCAATTGCTACTACAAAATCTCCTGTGGGTACCCAATCTGCGAACTTTGTTAGTT